GCCGTAGCCGGAGCCGTAGCCGTAGCCGGAGCCGGAGCCGTCGCCGGAGCCGGAGCCGGAGCCGAAGCCGAAGCCGGAGCCGGAGCCGGCGCCGTAGCCGTCGCCGTCGCCTTCGCCGTAGCCGTAGCCGTCGCCGGAGCCGGCGCCGGAGCCGTAGCCGTAGCCGGCGCCGGAGCCGTAGCCGTCTCCGGAGCCGTAGCCGTCGCCGGAGCCGGAGCCGGACTTGTTCATGCCTGCCCCCCGTAGCGACCTTCGCGCTCGACGCGTTCTGCTTCCTTGCGGTCGCTGTACTCGATGCTGTCTTGCTCGGCGCGCACCTGGCGCTCTATGCGTGCCAACTCGTCGGCGTCGGCCCACGTGCATTCTGTGAGCGCGTGGCAGGCGTTTTCCAGATGTCCGGCGACGGTGTAGAAGCCATTGCTGCCGATTACGTCGTCCTCGGCATACATGCGCTCGCGAACGGCATTGAGCACCGCCTTGAGGCCCTCGTGAGTCGATGGCAGCTTGGCGATCGCATCGGCGATGCCGGCGGCGCTGCGCAGCGTTTCGGTCTCGCTGCACAGCAGCCGGATCTGCCCTTCGAGCAGGCCGACCCAGAACGTGCACAGCAGCCGGATCTGCCCTTCGAGCAGGCCGACCCAGAACGCGTTGCGGTCAGCGGTGTTACACCCGTAGTGTTTCGCGGCGGCTTCGGCTGCGGCCAGGATCGTCTCGGCGTTCATGTTTCGTCCTCCGCGTAGCGGTCTCCGGAGCCGTAGCCGTCGCCGTAGCCGTAGCCGTCGCCGTCGCCGTAGCCGGAGCCGTAGCCGTAGCCGGCGCCGTCGCCGTCTCCGGAGCCGTAGCCGGAGCCGTAGCAGGAGCCGTAGCCGTAGCCGTCGCCGGAGCCGGAGCCGTCGCCGGAGCCGGAGCCGGAGCCGAAGCCGAAGCCGGAGCCGTCGCCGTCTCCGGAGCCGTAGCCGTAGCCGTAGCCGGAGCCGTCGCCGTCGCCGTAGCCGGGGCCGGCGCCGTAGCCGGAGCCGTCGCCGTAGCCGTCGCCGTCGCCGTCGCCGGAGCCGATCACTTGCCCCACCTGCTACGGCTGAGGTTCTCGCGTCCAGCATCGCTGGCGGCGATGATCTCGATCACCTCTGTCAGCGCGATCTCTGCCACAGGCTCGCTGATGCGCGAGTGGATCTCATCGCAGCCTCGCAGAGCGAGTTCGTGAAGCGTGTTCGCGCCGCGCCAGCGCCAGACGCGGCGCGCGTTGACGAGGGTGACGTTCTTACCGTCGGCGGCGGTGAGCGTGCCGACGTGCACGCCTGCGCTGAACGTGCGCACGACGACGAATTGACCTGTTTGCATCTGCTGCTCCGTTGGGTTGATGTAGCAAGTAAACACCATGTTGAGCAGTTTGTCAACGTGTCGTGTAAACTTTCTGCCTGAAAAAGCCCGCACGGGGCGGGCTCAGGAGAAGCGATGGATCAGTTACCGAAACCGGAGGTGCTCGCCCCTATGGACTTCGACTCAAGCGTCGAGCGACGCAAGCGGCTCATGGGAGTGCCTGAGCGGTTGCTGCGGCCGCAAAAAGAGCCTTGCGTCACGGCCAAGATCAAGGCGCTGTGGGTGCGCCTGATGGACATAGCAGAAGGAACGACGATGAAATATGAACGGCTTGAGATTTACCCAACGGCGAACGGGAAGTTCGTTGTTCGGACTGAGAGAGGCGAGTCGTTCGCCTTCGACACGGTCGAAGAAGTCTTGGAGTGGCTCAAGAGCACCGGCTTACGTAAATAGCCACCAGGGCGGCGCAGGCGCTAGCGATGGCGCCAAAGGCGGACACGATCGCGGCTATGACCATCAGCTTCATGCGGTAGCGATCCTGCTGGTACTCGCCCTGCGTTCGCCATGGGTCTTCGATGAGCTGTGGTTGAGTCATGGCGGCACCCCGCGGCGCTCTGGGCCTTTCCATGGCGGGCGGCCAGGCCGGCGGCGTTCGTAGCCAATGGCCTGCACGATCAGGTGCAGCCGGTATCGCTCAAGTGAGTTCAGCTTTTCGTATTGCTCAGCGAACCGCAGGGTGTCTTCGCTGAACTGGCGATTGGGTGGCGTTTGTGGTCGGCCCGTCACGAGTTCGTCGATCGTGTGCCTCGTGACGGCGGCCACCGTGGCGTAGTGGTCGGACGGCATCCCGCGTGCTTTCCAGTTGGTGATGACCGCTGGCGTCGCGCCTATGGCTTCTGCGAAGCGGCTCTGGTTCATGCCAAGAGCCCTGGCCCATCTCAGGGCGCGGTCTATCGGCTCGTCGTGCTTCACCCCGACGATGCTAAACAAAACGTTGATGTCATTGTTAAACACAGGGTTGACATCGCAGTCAACATGGTGTTTAATATGTGGCATGACTGCACTCGAACGCGCAATCGCTGATGCTGGCGGCCCTACGAAGATGGCATTGCGGCTCGGCGTGTCTGTGCAGCGCTTGTCGAACTGGATCGATCGTGGCGTACCTGCTGAACAGTGCCCGGCCATCGAGCGGGCCACCGGCGGCGTCGTGCGCTGCGAAGAACTGCGGCCGGATGTCGCATGGGGCGTGCTGCGCGAGCAGTCGGCCCCGGTGTTCGCGCCCGAGGCCAGCGCGTAGTGGAGGCCAGAGATGTCCAAGCCTTGCCGCCGTGCTACCGATTCGTTCCCGCCCGAGCCAGGCTTGCGCCTGGTGCCGCCTCCGATGCCGGAAGAGTGGCCGGTGCTGGCCGACCCGTACTGGCGGCAGGACGCGAGCGTGGCCGCGCTCGAACGGGCTGTGCTGGCGCAGGCGCGGGAGCGACGCGTATTCGGCGCATTGGTGCGCAGCGATGTCTGACATGGCGGAAGTTAAACCGTTCCACGGACACATGCCATGGGGCATTGCGTGCAATTCATGCAGCGCGAAAGCTGTAGGAAAGGAGACGACATGAAGTACCAACAGTCATTGGATGAGTTCGACGCGTTGCCTCCGTTCCAGCCGGTGGCGAGCGAGCAAGAGAAGAAGGCCCGCGAAGTCGCGGCAGAGCTGGCGAAGAAGAAATCAGAGATGAATTCGGTCTTCGAGAAGATGAAGACCCCGGAGCACATGCTCGGGAAGTGGCCTGAGAAGATGCCAGTTGGGGAAGCCATCACGTTCACAGGCAACGGCATCTACGAGATGTTCGGGTGGCAGGCCGAGCTATGAGCTACGCGCCAGCGCCGGGCAGCGTTGCATACCGCGCGTTCGCGCACTTGCAGGCGCTGCCGGCTGGCACGGAGCTGATGACCGCCGCATGGGCCGAGACGGTGGGGACGTCGGTGAACAACTTCGGCCCGAACGTCGAGCCGCTGCTCAAACACGGGCTGGTGCAGCGCCGGCAGAAGTGGCCAGGCCCGCGGGCCCCGTTCTTCTGGTCGATCCCGAGTGGGGCGCTCGCGATAAATGGTGCAGATTGCCGCAGCACACAGGTGCCCGATAGCGCGAGCGTCGGGAGTGGTCAAGTCCCACACAGCAGCCCGCCTGTTGCTGCGGCATCCGATGAGGCGTACGACGTGCCGCAGTTCCTGCCGCTCGTTGCTACGCCTGAACATGACGACGGGCCTTCGCACGCACAGAAGCGCGCTCCGTGGCCGTATCAGGCTGAACCACTTGTGCCTGCCCCGGCGGCGCCGTGCAAACGCACGGCTACCAAGGCGCCACCGAAGGAACGATCGCAGCCCACAGAGCCCGCCAAGAGCCTGAACATAGCCTTGTGGAGCAATGGCGAGCTTGAGATCCGGAGCGGTGGCGGTTGTGTGGTGCTGCTGACCGAGGACGAGACGCGTCAGCTGGTGAAGTACTTGATGCGCGCGGCGGTGGAGTCGGCGTAGTGAACGGCGGCTGGATCAAGATGAGCGGTGGACTTGGTGACAACCCAGCGGTGTTCAGGCTCGTCAAGCTCACCAAGTTGGACAAGTTGAGCGTCATCGGGCGGCTGTGGGCATTCTGGGCATGGGCCGACAGTCACGCAATTGATGGCCGTATAGATGGCGCAGAGCCGACAGACATTGATCAAGTGTGCGAGCGCAAGGGGTTTGCAGTTGCTTTGCAGGCTGTAGGTTGGCTCGATGTCGGAGACGGTTTCTTGGCCATCCCGAAGCACGAACTGCACAACTGTGAGTCGGCAAAAGAGCGCGCTATGAAGAACGCTCGGCAAGCAAAGTGGAGACAGTCGAGAGACATAAATGTAGACGCTAAAACGTCTACACCGCCGTCTACCGCACCGCCTACCAGTGGGTCTACAGAGTTGTCTACCACGGCATCTACCACGGCATCTACCGTAGCGTCTACCTCTGCGTCTACACCGCCGTCTACCAGAATAGATAAGAGAAGAGAAGAAGGTATTCCTTCGCTTCGCTCCGGAATCCCAGTCCCGGATATCGACCCTGCCGGGTCTCACCCCACCGACGACGCTGACGCGGCGCCGGATGGGGCACAGGACGATGTTGCGAAAAACACGAAAGCCAACGGCCAAGACCATTCCGAGGCATGCCCGGATTGCCCGCAGCAGGCCATCGTTTCCCTCTACGGCCGACGCTTGCCGATGCTTCGACAGCCGGCGTCTTGGGACGGGCAACGGGCTATGGAACTGAGGCAGCGTTGGCGGGAATGCTCGCTGCCGAGCAGCTTCGGAGACGGCTACCGAACGCAGGTCGAAGGGCTCGTGTTCTGGGACAAGTTTCTCGCGTTCGTCGCCGACTGCCCGAAGTTGCGCGATGGCATCACGACTACAGAAAACGGCAAGACGCGAACGTGGCGCCCGACGCTCGATTGGCTCGTCACGAAGCGGAATTTCCTCAAGGTCATCGAAGGAGCGTACGCGGAATGAGCAAGATCTTTTCGGCCCGCGAAGGCTCTGCAAAAACCGCCGAAGATCGGTCGCGACTTTGCCGCGCAGACGGCTGCCCGAATCACTGGCATCTCGACACTGGTGATGGTCGGTTCTGCCGCTTTCACTACGGGCAACCGGCGCATATGTGGACGCAGATCACCGGAGAGCAGCTCGATGCCGAGGCGCTGCGCGGCGACGAACAGCACCGCGCGCTGGATGAGACGTCGGTGAAGCTGTCCTTCGCTTCTCAGCGTGAGATTGCGGCAAGGCTCGCGCTGGTTTGCGCTGCGCTTCGCGTCGGCGGCAACAACCCCCGCGCCTGGATCGCCCGTTTGCAGGCCCGCCAGGCAGCCGGAGAGCGGTTAACCCAGCCGCAACGTCATTGCCTAGCCGCAGCGACCGAAAACCGCTCTGAGGCCGTTCCAGGCGGCTCTGACGATCCTCAAGACAGCGACGAGCAGCTGCGCCGCGAGGATGCGAAGCGCGAGCAGTTTGCCCGGGTGCAGCAGTACGCCAAGGAAAAGGGGATCGCGCTATGAGCGACGACATCAGACGCATCCTCGATGCGTGCACTGGCGTGACGGTCGATGCGCTTGCGCGATCGCTTAACGCCAGGCGCGAGGACGTGTACGAAGTCCTCGTACGGATGGAGGCCGACGGCGAAGCCGGCTTCAGGCGCGACAGGTGCCACAAGGTGGCTGAGTGGTTCGCAAAGCCGCCACTGCCAAGGATTCAACCGCGGGAAGCCGCACAACCGAAGGAAGTCTCATGCGTTTGACCGTCTCGACATTCATCATCGCTGTACTGCTCGGCATCTGCTCGCTGGCGTTCGCGACCAAGCCGCCGGCCGCTAATAGCGAGGCTGAAGCCGCGGCGGATGCCCGCTCAAGTTCCTGGTCTGGGTCATCCGGTGCCGCGTCGGATTCGGCATCCGGCAACGTCACCGGTGGCGATTCGAACGTCTACGTGTTGCCTGCGCCGATCAGTGGGACTCAGATGCCGGCCGGCATGTGTGCGCGATCGGATTACAGCCACTGGTCACTTGGCTGGAACTTCGTCTCTCAAGCGGTTGGGCAATCCCACACGGACATGGAATGTCTCGGCCTGTTGGTGCGCCTCGAAACCGTTCGCCGCGAGCCGTTGCCGAAGCAACGCGTCGAGATCCTGATCGATCCGCCTCACATGCGCGAGCCCGTCGCTGGGCCGGTATGTACGCCGCTGGCGCGAAAGACTCGGCTTGGCAAGGGCTGTCCGAAGTAAGCCATGGAAGTCATCGCGCTTGTAGGACTGGTGGCCTGGGTGCTGTTGACTCAACCGGCCGAGGTTTCAGCTGTCGTGATGATCATCGTCGTCGCGGTGGCCGCTGCTGTCTTCTGGGCCGGGCGAGGTGACCCGTGAGCGTGGCCGTCCACGTGGCAGCGGTGGCACGCCGGAAAGGCGCAGTGCGCGCCTCACCGAGGACTGAGCGCAGCCGCTCGCATTTGCTGCGGAGCTCACTGTCGCGCCGAACAGCACCATGCCTACGGCGCGCTCAACTGCGCTGGATTGGCGGCCGGTCATTGTTGCGCCCAGCGTGCCCTGAAGTCCCACACGCTGGCGCCACCTTGGTGGGTGGTTCAGTCTGCCGTTGCGAAGAGCAAGTCGTCGGTGTTGCTGCCGCAAGCTTTGCTGATTGCCTCGGCGGCCGAGGCTGCCCACTCGTACCCGTAGTATGTGCCGTATGGCTGGTACAGCCATATTGTGTAAATGCGCTTCATCTCGTCTCTCCTTGGTGGGTCAGGCCACGATGTCTTGGCAGTTGCCATCGAATTCCAGGGGGTCTTCCTGGCTGTAAGACCAGGAAACGTCGTTCGATCCGAATACATCGTTTGCCTTTGCCTCGCATGCCTCGTTGGTATCCCCGGTCACTCGGCCGATCAGCTCGCCGTGTTCGTCGTGATGGATGTAGAGGGTCATCTCGTCTCTCCGTTTGCCGGGCCGCGCGGTGCGGCCCATGCATCTAATATCGACGATGTTCGGCGGTTTATCAAGAGACAAATGGTAGGGATAAACCATGAGATGGTGACGTGATGAAGAATTGTGTGAAACTATCAGCGCGCTTTGTGGGATAGATTTTGACTATTAACAAAACCGCAGCGCGCGCGCCCATTTCGGCCAAGAGGCCGCGCTTTCGCTTGACCTCGCCGACGCCGGCGCAGATCGAGCGCGCCACACGGCCGAAGGAAATCCAGATCCACTGCGCGTTCGTCGCGTGGACGCGGCGCATGCAGGGCCACACGCCGGCACTCGCGCGCGGCTTTCATCCGGCGAATGGCGAAGAGCGAGACGCCAAGACGGGGGCAAAGCTCAAGCGCATGGGCGTGAGGCCCGGGGTACTCGACTGGTGCCTGCCGGTCGCGCGCGGCGGCTACGGCGGGTTGTGGATCGAATTCAAACGGCCAGGTGGTGAGGAGCCATCAGACGAACAGAGAATCGAGATTGCGAACCTGCGCGCTGAGGGCTATCGCGTGGTGGTCTTCGACGACTGGGAGCGCGCGGCTCAGTTCACACTGGACTATCTGGCCGAGTGAATGCTGCTCGCGCCAAACCAAACCGTCCACTGGTTTCGTGTCCTCACAGACCTGCGGATGTCCGGGCTGTCGCTCGATGCGATCGGCAAGCGGATTGGGGGTGTGCCACGCGAGCGCATCTCCGGATGGTTAAACATCGGATGCCAACCGCGGCACGATGATGGGGAGCGGCTGATCGTGCTGTGGGAAGATTTAATGCATCTGGATCGGTCGGACGTGCCGGTAGTAGATCGCAACGACTGGCGTCTCTGAATCGGCAAGATTTCTCCGCGTGCGGGCGCTGAGACTGCGCCCGTCACAAGACGGGAGCACGCACGATGGCACGCTTTGCAGCCGCGAGAGTTCCAGGGCAGCCGCTGGAGGAGCCAGCCGACGAGCCGCAGGTCATGGAGCCGCCAGCAGCGCCTCCAGCAGACGAGCCGATCGTCAAGGCCCTGCCTGACTTCCGCAATCAACCGTGGACGGTCGCGCGAGCCTACATGGCGCAGCTGCCAGAGGAGCAGCAGCGCGGCGTGCTGACCAAAGATGGCTGGTACGTCCCGAGCAACGCCTTCGGCCTGGGGCGCCGGCCGCCGCAGTGATGTGCACTGGCTACGAGGTTGCGGCCGTTGTTGCTGCCGGGGCATCCATCTACGGCGCCACGCGCAAGGCGCCCTCGCCGCCGACAACTGATCCAGAGGCTGACCGACTCAAGGCGCAGTCCGACGCAACCACGCGTGCGAATGCCCTGCTGGTGCAGGATCAGCGCCGCCGGCGGTCGCAGCGCAACCTGCTCTCACTCGGAGCGTCGGCAGACGACACGCTCGGCGCGCCTGGCCAGCGCAACGTCATGGCCGGTGGCGCCGCGACTGGTGCTGCTGTGCCTGGCGGGTACACCTCGCCGACTGTGCTCGGAGCTGGCGAGCGCGAGATGGCACGTCGGCGCCCCTGATCAATGGCCGCTGATGCTGCTGCCATCTGCAAGCGTCTCGACCAGCTGAGATCGCTGAGGACGCAGCATGAGCTGACTTGGCGTGAGTGCTTCGACTTCTCGTTCCCGATCCGCGGGTCTGGCTTCAATGGCGACATCCTGTTGGGCGGGAACGAGGCTGCTGACAGACGCGCTGCGCTGCTCGACAGCACCTCGACAGACTCAGGCCGCACCCTGGCCGCGGCGTTGGTCGGCGGGACGATGCCAGCCAGCGCCAGGTCGTTCGAACTCGACGTGGACGGCTCGGACGAGGAGGGCAAGGGCTGGCTCGAGGAAGGCGGCGACACGCTCCACAAGGAGATGCACGCAAGCAACTTCGACAGCGCCGGGTACGAGAGCATGTTGGACATGGTGCCGGCCGGGTGGTTCGCGCTGTACGTCGACGTTGATCGCATCAACGGCGGCTTCGCCTTCGAGCAGTGGCCGATCGCGCAGTGTTACATCGCCACGACAAAGCCTGGCGGGCCGATCGATACCGTCTACCGCTCCTGGTCGATGACCGCGCAACAGGCTGTAGAGGAGTTCGGGCACAAGCTCTCGCCAGCATCACGCGACACGGCCACGACCAAGCCAGACGAGCCGATCGAGTTCGTTCGCGCTATCTACCCGCGCTCGCTCTACGCGGTTGAGGCGCGGCTGGCGCGCAATCTGCCTGTCGCCTCGTGCACCGTCGAGACCAAGACCAGGCACATCGTGCGCGAGAGTGGCTATCACGAGATGCCGGTGATAGTGCCGCGCTGGATGGTGATCCCGGCGAGCGTGTACGCCGTCGGGCCGATGTATGACGCGCTGCCGGACGTCAAGGAGCTCAACGAGCTCAAGCGGATGGAAAAGCAGGCCGCGGCGCTTACCATCCTGCCGCCGTTCAAGGCGATGGATGACGGCGTACTCAACGTCGGCGCCATCAAGCGCTTGCAGTCCGGGAAGATCTATGCAGTCAACGACATCGATAATTTCCAGCCGATTCTGACTGGCGGGAAGTTCGAACTCGCACTGTCGAGCGAGGAGCGCTTGCAGGCCAGCATTCGACGCACGCTGATGGCCGATCAGCTCACGCCGCAAGAAGGGCCGCAGATGACGGCCACTGAGGTGCATGCGCGCATCGCGCTCATTCGACAACTGCTCGGGCCAATCTACGGGCGGTTGCAGTCCGAGTACTTGTCGCCGCTGATCGTGCGCTGCTTCGGCCTGGCCTACCGCGCCGGCATCCTCGGCCAGGCGCCGCAGTCGATCGCAGGACGCGAGTTCGCTGTGCGGTACATCAGTCCACTCGCCCGGGCGCAGCGGCTGGAAGACGTGACCGCGATGGATCGGTTCGAACTCGCGCTCGGACAAGAGGCGGCGGTCAAGCCGGAGGTGCTAGATGTCTACGATTGGGACGAGGGCGCGCGCAGGCGTGGTGAGTTCCTTGGGGTGCCGCGCGACCTGCTGCTGCCGCGCGACCGCGTGGAGCAGATCAGGCAAGCCCGCGTAGAGGCTGCGCAACAGCAGCAGCAGCAGGCACAGCAGCAGGAGATGCAGGGCGCGATGGCTGATGCGGCGGCCAAGCGCTTTGCAGCGGCATGACCACGCCAGCCACTTACAAAGCCATCTTCGAGGACGACGTGCGTGGCGCCGCGATCTTCGAAGACTTGGTGCTGCGCTTCTCGAAGCCGGCAGTCACGAAGGGCGGCATCGATGCGGTGCTCCAAACGTACCAGCGCGCCGGCGAGCGCCACGTCATCGACTTCGTGATTCGCCGCATCAACCAGGCCAACGGGCACGCATCAATCACTGACGACGAGGCAGAAACACCATGAGTAAAGGCAATACGTTCGAGAACGACTTTCTGAAGTTGATCATGAACGCCACGGCAATTGCGAACATCGCGGACAACGCGGCCACTGCGCCGATTACAAACCTGTTCGTCAGCCTGCACACTGCCGACCCTGGCGAGGCTGGCGATCAGACCACCAGCGAGACGGCGTATACAGGCTACGCGCGCGTAGCGGTGGCCCGAACGACAGGCGGGTGGACAGTCACCGCCAACAGCGTGAGTCCTGTTGCCAACATCGACTTCGGCCAGTGCACGGCATCGCCTGGCGCAGCGGTCACGCATGGGGCTATCGGCACTCTGACGAGCGGCACAGGCAAGGTGCTTTACAAGGGCTCTCTGTCGGCAACTATCGCGATGGCTGTCGGCGTGATCCCGCGTATCGGGACTGGCTCGACAATCACGGAGGACTGATATATGGCTATCAACTACCCCCAACTGAAAACGGAAATCACTACCGACCCACAGGCGCTTGGCTACGCTGGGAAGAGTGATTCAGAATGCGCAGACATTCTCAACCTCATCCGCGCAACAATCATCATTCGGCGCGACAACATCATGCCGTTCGAGGTGCTGGAGGCCGTCGATAATCGTGACTTCGACACCCTAATAACGGCCGCACAAATCGGCCTCTTGCAGGCGCTGGCTGGGCAACGCGCGTTGCGCATAATCAACGATGATGGCACTGATACACGCACATTGGGCAATCTGAGGCGGATGTTTCAGAACCCGGGGCCACAAGGTACCCGCGCACGCTTGGTAGATATGGCGAACCGCGACGGTTCTCGCGCTGAACAGCTATTCGGCACGAATACGTTCATTACGCCAAGCGACGTTGCGCAGGCTCGCGAGAGTTAAATGGCCACGTACCGCATACTAAACTATGGTACGCGAACGGCGTTCGGTACCATAACGAATCTCAATTCGTTGGCTAACGATAACTCGAAGCCGTTTACGCACGTCGATAATACAACGACGAAGGCCATCGATTTTCTGTTCTGGTTAGAAATCGCGCTCAACAGCACTGGAGTTAGTGCGACAGGCACGATTGAGGTTTATTTGTTGGAAGGACAAGTTTCTGGGTCTGGCGACACGACCGACGGTATCGATATGTCCACCCCGGCGACGACAGACCAGGATGCCAACATCAAGAACGCAAAACTGATAGAAGTACTCGCGGCAAATGCGAACTCGCAGGTTGTCCGCTTCAACGGACGCCTACGTGACTACGTCGCGAACGTGCCCAATTTCTGGGACTTGCTGATTCGCAACATGTCAGGCGCTACTACGGCCGCCAGTGGCCATGATGCGCAGTACGTCCCGATCAAAGAAGAGCTCCTCGTCGTATAGCCGTGGCTGCGCTAATACCACCAGCGTATGCTGCTCGCGGTAGCACAAGCTATCGTAATGTTGCGTCCGGGGACGGACTCAAGAGAAATGCAACTCTCCCGAATGACACTCTAGTTACGGTCTGCGGGTGGCTGCTGCCTCGGGCGCTCCCGGCAGGAGACGCTGACATTGCCGCACTGAGCGTTGCTGATCCGGGGCCGCCGTACGACACTTCGATTTTGATGCTGACGTCTACTGGGATAGTACGGACGTACGCAATCGATAGTCTTTCAGCAACTATCATCACCGTAGCCGCAGGAGAGCCGTTTTTCTGGGCTCTCGTTGGCACAAGTAGTGGGGTTCGTGGATACGCAAGAAAGCTTACGTCTACTGCGCTGAGTACGCAGATAAACGGTAATGCTGGCTCGTTCACGCCAGCAATTCTTGCATTGGGCGACCGTTGGTTCGGCGCGGGTGAGTTTATCAACGGCAATTACTGGAACGTCCGCGTCTGGGATGCGATCCTGACAGAGCGCGAACTGATGCAGGAATCGCTGTCTCCTGAACCGTTGCGCCTTATCGATCTCCATGCGTGGTGGCCACTCGAAGGTGACTTTACCAGGCTCACATACGACCGCAGTGGCAACGGACGGCACTTAACTCGCGGCGGGAATGGTCGAGTCGAGCCATTCCCATTTCCGCGCGCACTGGTGAGAGCAAAGCGCGATCTTGAGTTTGCAGGACTGGTAGCTGATGGCGTAGAAGCCCGCACTCTATCGTCCGCTGGCGTCGGCGCTACATCGCTTGTAGCAGTAGCGTTCAATGCGCAGACGCTCACCTCGGTGGGGGCCGCGACCGTCAGCCTCGCGTCGGCGGCGTTCGTCCAAGCCGATCTGTCGGCCATCGGCGCAGCGGCTGTCTCACTCGTCTCCAGCGCGACGGTGTTGGCCGATCTCACATCGGCCGGCGTCGCTACGGTCACCCTCGCATCTGCGACGGTGCTCGCCGAGGCGCTCACGAGCGCAGGCGTAGCGACCGTTGCGCTGCAATCGCTGGCCACCAACGCACAGACGCTATCCAGCGCCGGCCAAGCAACTGTCTCGCTGGTCTCGACAGCCACCAACGCCCAGACGCTGACGAGCGCAGGCCAGGCTACCGTCTCGCTCATCGGCGAGGATGCGGCCGGCGGCATCGTCTCGCGCACGCTGTCCGCGGATGGCACAGCCACGGTCAGCCTTGTCTCGACCGCCACGGCGCAGGCAGATCTCAACTCCGCTGGCGCCGCCACGGTCACATTGGCATCGGCCGCCATCGCACCAGTGGTGTTCACCGCCGTCGGTGTAGCCACGGTCAACCTGGTGTCGACCGCTACCGCGCAGGCTGCGCTGTCGGCCGCAGGAACCGCAACCGTCAACCTGGTCTCGTCTGCCACTGCTGAGGCCGCGCTGGCCGCCGCAGGCGTGGCTACGGTCAACTTGGTGTCAGAGCAGATCGGAGTTCAGGAAGCCGATCTGAACGCGTCCGGCTCTGCCACGGTCAACTTCATCGCGCAAGATGTCGGCCAGCCGGATACGGTGGTCAGCCTTGGCGGCAGTCGAAACCGCTGGATCGACTGGCCTGGCGGCATCATCATCAGCGCCAAGCTCAAGTCCGAGAGCCGCGCGGTCACGGTGTTCAAGGCGACATCGACGCGCAGCCTCGTGCCCCGCGTGCGCAGCGCGCGCCTGCGTGTGGTGGCCGACAGCATCGTGCGCTTCGAGTCGTCGTACCGGTTGGCATTCACACGCGACGACACCGGCTTGATGCGCACCCAGCCGCCACTTGTCCGCAGCGAGGACGGGATTTTTGAAGACCGGGTTCGGAAGATCGTGCGGGATGAGCTACGAAGGAGAAACCCATGAGCGAAGAAACAACGACGCCAGTGGTCGACGTCCCACCTGCACCACCTGCACCACCTGCACCACCTGCACCACCTGCACCACCTGCTGCGCCGGCCGCCGGCAACGTCCTGGCGCTGGGCGGCGCAGCCGACACTGGGACGTGGCTGCCAGACCAGTTTCACGTCAAGACGGAGGCCGGCGCGATCGACATCGAGCCAAGCGCAAGGAAGCTCGCCGACAGCTACCAGGCGCTCGCCAAGCGCATGAAAGACACCGGGTCGCCGCCGAAGGATCCCGGTGAGTACCAAGTCACGGTGCCGCCCGAGCTGGCCGACAAGTGGAAGCCGGACGAAGACCCTGGCATCCAGACGTTCCGGGCGAAGGCGCTGGAGCTCGGCCTGACGCAGCGCCAGTTCGACGGCGTGGTCAACGAGTACCTCTCGCGCGCGCCGGCCGCGGCCGAGCAGGCGCAGGACGCTCAGTTCACAGCCGCGAACGCCAAGTTGCGCGAGGTGTGGAAGACCGACGACGAGTTCAAGAGCAACGTCAGCGCCGCCTACCGCGCAACCAAGGAACTTGCCGGGGATGAGTTCGAAGCCACGATGAACGAGCTTGGCAACAATCCGAAGTTTCTGAGGCTGATGGCCCGCGTCGGCGTCGAGATGTCCGAGGACACGTCACCGCAAAGCGCCAACGGCGCCGGCACGGCCTACGCCAGCATGAGTCGCGAAGCATTGATGCTGCACGAGGCGTACAGCAACACCAAGCACGCCGACTACCAGCTGGTCAGCACGATGGTGCGCCGCGCGTATGAGCGCGAGCACGGATCGACGCCAGCGATGTAGCGATTCGGCAAGATTTCTCCGCTCACGCCAGCCGACCATCCCCGGCGTGATGGGGCCGGTGGTGGCGACGCCGAACAACCCTCGATGCCCGTTCCACGTGTGCTGTAGCCGGCGCACCTGGCACGTGAGCGGGCCGGCGCGAGCCGAACAACCCGAATGGCGGAACCGAAACGGAACCACCTTCGGAGTTCAACGTGCCAGCATCAATCACTCAAGCATTCGTACAGCAGTGGGACGACACGATCCGCCTTCAAGCGCAGCAGAAAGAATCGCGCCTGGAAATGACGGTGAGCGACAAGGGCTCAATCACCGGCGAGTCGTTCACTGCGAACCGCTTGGCGCCGATCGACGACACCCCAGCGAACACCACGCGCCACGGCGATACTGTGTGGTCAGACGCCATTCACTCGACGCGCGTCGGGTTGATGCAGGACTTCTATCAGGCGCTGCCGGTCGATCGCGCGGACGAGCCGAAGTTGCTTGTCAATCCGGCCGGCACAGCCTACCCGAGTTCCCTGAACATGGCGTGGAACCGGCGCAAGGATCAGCTGATCTTCTCCGCGCTGATCGGCAACTCGCAGAACAAGGAAGGCGGCCAGGTAGCTATCCCTGCCGGCCAGATCATCGTGCACGGTTCCGCCGTGTTCACCAAGGCCAAGATCATCCAGGCCAAGGTACTGTTCCGCAAGAACGAGTCGGACAACAACAACGGCGAGGAGCTGTACTGCGCGTACAACTCCGAGATGATGAGCGACATCCTCTCCGATACCACGTTGACGAGCGCGGACTTCATGGCCGTCAAGATGCTCTACGAGGGCGACGTGTCTGGCAAGTGGCTCGGCGTCAACTGGGTGCCGTACGAGAAAATCCAACTCGTATCGACCACGTACACGACGGCTATGTGGGCCAAGAGCGCGCTGCTGCGCGGCACCGGCTTCGTCGAGGGGCGAGCCCAGCGGCGCGGCGACAAGAAGGACACGCTTCAGGTCAGCATGGCCGCCTCATTCGGCGCGGTGCGCGTCGAAGAGGAAAAAGTCGTGCGGATCGAATTCATCTGAACGGAGCATAAGCAATGGCTGAAATCGTTTCCCGGCAAGTAGCGGCGATGGCCGCCGGCTTGACTGGCTTTGCCAAGCCGCTGACAAACCTGGTGTTCGCAAAGAAGCGTGTCATCACGATCACCGCGCCGACGACGCAGGTGATCGCGCAGAACGACACCATCGCGAGCGGCATCGCGCTCCCGGTCGGAACGCGGTTCGGGCTGTCCAACTGGGTGAGTCACCAGGCGCAGGGCACGTCGGTGACGCTCGATGTCGGCATCCGTAACTTCGCAACCAAGGTGGCGATCGACGCCGATGGCCTTGGGGCGCTGGTGGCGGTGGCCGCCGCCGGCATCACGCAGTTCGCCACCGGCGCGCTGGTGGCCGCTGGCGCTGACTACGTGACCACCGAGGTTTCGGAGATCTACGCCACGTACATCGCCGCGAATCCCACCGACAACGCGCAGATGCGCCTCGACATCGAGGTGCTGCTGCCGGACTGAGTTTCAACCGCTGCCATCGCGGCCCGCGCCGGCTACCGGCCGGGCCGTTTTTCATTTGAAGGGGCACGATCATCGCCACCGAAGTCTCGATCTGCTCGAACGCGCTGCAGATGCTCGGCGACTCGTCGATTGCGTCGTTCACCGAAGGCAGCAAGCGCGCGACCACCGCGGCCAACCTGTGGCCAGACGTGCGAGACGACATCCTGCGTCACAAGCCATGGAATTGCGCGAAGAAGCGGGTGCTGCTCGCGCCAGAGGTGGCAACGCCACCATTCGGGTTCAGCTTCAATTTCACCAAGCCGGGTGACTGGCTACGCACCTTGCAGGTCGGCGAAGACTACTGCGACATTCCATTCGCCGACGAGAGCGGGCGCATCCTGTGCGACCTCAACCCGCTGCCGCTGCGCTACCTCTGGCGCAACGCGAACCCGGCAACCTACGACTCCATGCTGGTGCGGGTGATGACGCTCGCAATGGCCGCGCAACTCGCCTATCCGATCACGTCTTCAGCCGCGGTCGAGCAGACCAGATACCAGCAGCTGGAACTGGCGCTGCGCCGCGCCGCATCCGTGGATGGCCAGGACGACGGGCCCGAGGACGCCGGGCACTTTGACCTTCTGACGGCCCGGTTCCGCTCGCGCTACTCTGTCTGACGGTCGTGCCGCGCCTTCAGCCGATCGCCACGAACTTCACCGCCGGTGAGCTGTCGCCGCGCACGCGCGGGCGCGTGGACATCGCGCAGTACAACAACGGCGCGCAGCGGCTGCTGAATTGCTACCCGGTGATCCAAGGCGGCGCCGTGAGTCGGCCTGGCACCATCTTCACCGGCGAGGCCAAGCACCACGATAAGAAGTCTCGGCTGATCCCATTCGTCGTTCGCAAGGGCGCTGCATACGTCACGGAGTGGGGCGAGGGATACATCCGCTTCTACAAGGACGCTGTGTACTTGTTGTCGGTTAATCCAGGCTTCGGGCAGATAGGCTCGCCGTTCAACGAAACGCAGGTCTTTGATATCGATTGGGGGCAGGACTCGGACACGATGTACATCGCCTACTCGACGGTGATCCCGTACCGCCTGCGCCGGTTCTCGGATACGGTCTGGGACATGGCGATCACGCCGTTCAGCACGATCCCATTCGACGAGATCGGCCGGCGCCCGGCGGCAACCCTTACGCTCTCTGCCACGTCTGTAGGCACCGGGCGCACGGTGACCGCGAGCGCTGCTGTGTTTCTGGCTTCCGATGTCGGTCGCGCTATCTCGTACCAGGGTGGCATTGCAGTCGTCACTGTCTACAACTCGACCACGAACGTCACCGCGGACATCACCATCGCGTTCGCGTCAACCGCGGTGCCGTCGGGATGGCTGCTCGACAGCTCTCCGCAGACCATCAACACGCCGAGCGCTGCGAACCCGGTCGGCGCGACCATCACCCTGACGCTGACCGCCGATGGCTGGCGAGCTGCCGATGTCGGCTCCTACGTGCGCATCAACGGCGGGCTGGTCAGGATCACCGTCGTCACGTCGGCGCTTGTCGTCAGCGCCATCATCCTCAAGGAGCTGACCGGCGTCGTCGCCGCGCCGGCGCTCGCGTGGACGATCGAAACCTCCACGTGGAACGGTACCGACGGCTTTCCGCGCACGGTCTCTCTGCACCAGCAGCGGCTGGTCTTCGCCGGCTCGACCGGCTACCCGCAAACCATCTGGGGAAGCCGCATCGGTGAACCGCTGGACTTCACGCGCGGCACGGCCGACAGCGATGGGTACGCCTTCACGCTCGCCAGTGACGAGAACAACCAAATTGCTTGGCTGAGCGCAGCGCGCGACCTGATGGCGTTGACGTTCGGCGCCGAGTACAGCCTGCGCGGCGGCGTCGAGAAGCCGATCACACCAACGAACGTGCAGATCAAGCCGGAAAGCAACCACGGCGCATCTGCTGCACGTCCCGTGCAGATCAAGCGCGAAGCGATGTTCGTGCAGCGCGCCGGGCGTAAGGTGCGCGCGCTGGCCTACAAATACGACTTCGACGGCTACAACGCGCCGGATGTGATCGCGCTGTCCGAGCATCTGACCGGCAAGGCCGCAGATGGGACGCAACTGTCGATCGTGGACATGGCCTACCAGCAGGAACCAGACACCCTGCTATGGTGTGTGCGCTCAGACGGCAAGCTGCTGAGCTGCACCATCGACCGCGACCAAAGCGTGGTCGGCTGGGCGCAGCACGATGTCGGGGACGCCGTGGAATCCGTGTGCGTCGTGCCGGCAGATGGCGCCGATGTGCTGTATCTGCTGGTGCGCCGGACAATCAACGGCGCGACGAAGAGATTCATCGAGCGCATGGAGATGTCCACCACGTCCACACGTACCTCCGAGAAGAACCTGATGCAAGTTGATTGCGGGGCTTTTCTCTACGTCGAGAACGGGCAGGCCTTCGTCAACGCGCCGCTCCTGGTCGGCAAGCAGATCGATGTTGTCGGCGACGGCGCGTACCTCGGGCGCTTCACCGTTCCAGCCGGTGGCGTCGTCACGCTGCCTCGTGCGGCGAACTCGCTGATGTGGGGCCTGCCGTTCACCACTCAGGTGCTGCCTGTGACGCCGGAAATCGGCACTGGCACCGGCACCGCGGCCGGGCAGGCCATGCGCACGTCCAAGGCGACGCTGCGCGTGCTTGACAGCGGCCCGGTGACGATCAACGGCCAGTTGCTGCCGTTCCGCAACTTCGGGTCGGAGCTGCTCGACAAGCCGCAGCCGCTGTTCACAGGCGATGCCGACGCGAGCGAGGCTGGCTGGGAAGATGGTTCGTCAGACCTGCTGATCGAGCGCTCGCTGCCGTTCCCGATGCACCTGCTCGCGGTGATCCGCGACTTCACGGTCAACTCAGGCTGACACCCGCATCAAAGCAATCCCTCAACATTGGCGACGAATCTATGTGCAAGCTCATACATTTCATCGTATGCCTTCGTATCGCGAATGCCGTCGCGGTCTGGCATCGAATGATAGGTTTCCAGCATAGCGAGCAAGTGGCCCTTGGCCTTCTGCCACTCCATCCGTTTCATCGCTTCAAGAATGTCCGTTGCGTCCATGGTGAATCGTAACCCGTTTCCACGATGATCCGCCCAGCCAACGACGAAGACCTGCCGGCGCTGACCGCGCTTGGTCGGCGCATGCACGACGAAAGCCCGCGCTGGTCGCGCCTGTCATTCGATGCTGCTCGCGCGCACGCGACGCTTGCGATGCTGCTCGACAACGAGGATGGCCTGCTGCTGGTTGCCGAGCACGAAGGCGCCATCGCCGGCGGCATCGCTGCGATGTGCGCGCCGCATTGGTCTTCGCGCGACCGCGTCGCCTTCGACTTGGGCCTGTTCCTCGCGCCCGAGGCGCGCGGCGGCATGGATGCGGTGCGGCTGGTGCGCGCATACCGCGAGTGGGCGCGCGGCCGCGGCGCGGTGCACATCACGCTCGGCATCTCAACAGGGGTGCATGCCGAGCAGACGGGGCATCTCTACGAGCGCATGGGATTCACGTGCTGCGGCCAGAACTACGAGGTGGCCAATGTGCGGTGACTCCATCAACATGCTGATGATGGCCTACGGCGTGCAGGCCGGCGGCAACATCATGGCCGGGCAGGACGCGCGCCGGCAAGCCGGCGCCGAGGCTGCTCAGCTCGACCAGCAAGCGCTGTACGAGCGCGACACCGGCAAGGTGACGGCTGAGAAGATCCGCAAGCATGGAGCGGCTCAACGCGGCGCTGCGGTAGCTGCGCAGGCCGCCAGCGGCGTCCGAGTCGGCGAAGGCTCGGCGCTCGATGCCGAGCGGCAGATCATGGCCAACACCGAAGAAGACGCGATGCTGACGCTTCTGTCGGGCGACAGGCAGGCCGAGCAGCTGCGCTACCAGGGCTCGCTGACCCGCAGGGCCGGGCGCAACGCGCAGCGCAATTCGTGGCTGGCGGCCAGTACCAACGTGCTCGCGGCTGGCTACGAGTACAACCGGTGGAAGGGCCGGAACACTCCGATCGATCGCGGCTACGCCGACGACTTGCCGACGCGAGGCGGGCGCTGAATGGCGCGCATCCCGATCGAGCCGACCGGCCGGGTGATCCCGCAGGGGCCCGGGCAGGGCTGGCGCGTGCCGGCCGGCGCCTTCGACAGCGGTGGCGAGGCGCTGGCCCGTGCCGGCCAGGCTGTCGGGCGCATGGCCGGGCAGACGCTCGATGACGAGCAGCGCGTACAGGAGCAGCAGCAGCGCGAGGAAAAGCAGCGCTGGCGCGAGGAGCAGCACCGTATGTCTGCCGCGGCAGACAAGGCCGAACAGGCTCGCGAGGCAATGGCGCTGATCGGCGCTGAGGACGCGCTGGCCACGGCGCAGGAAGAAATCACCGACGGGTTGCGCACCGGCAAGGTACCGAAGGACAAGGCCGAGGAACTGTGGGCCGAGCGATCGAGCAAGATCGTCGGCGCGGCGACACCGCAGTTCCGCACTGACCGGCGCGAGCTGGTGCAGGCGCAACTGCAGAGCGGAGTCAACAAGATGGGCCGCGGCGTCGCGCAGGCGCGTGAGCAGCGCGACCGGCAGGACGTGACGGTTGACATCGACGGCATCCTTGAAGCGGCGTCGCGTGGGTACGCGCGCGACCCGGCGCAAGCCACCGCGCGCGTGGAGACTGCGCTGCGCGACCTCGGGCCGACCTCGCTCTACTCGCCGCAGGAACTCGCGCGCAAGGGGCAGGCGTGGAAGGAAACCGCGCAGTACACGTCTGCGCTCGGCGCGGTCAACGGCGCGCGGCGCGACAACAGGGCATTGCAAAGTGTCGAGAAGATGCTCAGTTCTCCGCGCTTCGCCGACATGGACGAGAGGCAAAAAACCACGCTCCTGGGCCAAATCGACAACTACCGGGCCAGCAACGACGCGGCGGCGCTGCGCGCGCAGCATTCGGCCGAGATTCGCGCGGCAGCCGCCGACCGCAAGGCCCGGCTTGTGGTCGATGGCGTGCAGAAACTCGCCGACGGCGGCATGTTTGTCGATCCGCAGTGGGGCGCCGAGCAGATCGCCAAGCTCAAGAACATGCCTGAGCACCAGGCGATGGCAGTTGCGCTGCTGAAGGGCGCGCAGGCCGGCAACGGATTGGCCAGGCAGCCGCTGGCAACGCAACGCGCGACGCTCGACGTGCTCAACGCCGAGATAGCGCAGAAAGGCAACAACGAGCAGCGCGCCGATCGCCTGGCTAAGGTAGAGAAGGTGGTACGCAGCACTGAGGCCGACATCAAGAGCGACCAACTGCGCGGCTGGATCAAGCGAAGCCCTGACGACGCAGCCGAATTCCGCCCGCTCAACACGTCTTCGTTGCAGGCGCTCGCGCAATCATTCGCCGCGCGCATGCCTATCGCCGAGCATGCCGCGGTATGGTCAGGTGAGCCTGTGTCGCCGCTGGTCAATGAGGAAGTCGGCCCGGTGCGCAAGCTGATCGAGGTGCTTCCGGTAAAGGAGCGCGCCGCCGCGCTCGGCACGCTCGCGCAGGCGCTGCCGCCGCTGGCGCGCGCCGGGCTCGCGAAGCAACTCGACAAGGACGACAAGGCGCTCGGCTTCGCGCTGGCCGCGGCCGGCACTGGGACGCAGGCCGGGATGCAGGCGGCCGAGCTGACACTGAAGGGCCAGCAGGCTCTGAAGGACAAGACAGCCGTCAAGGACGACAAGGCGCTGACCGGCTGGACGGCCACCATCGCGACCGACTTGGCTGGGGTGTATCCGAACGAAGAGCAGTCGCAGGGCACGGCCGATGCCGCGTACATGATCGCCGCCGGCTTGGCGCACGACAACGGCGGCACGGTGAGCGGCAAGCAGCTTCGGCGTGCGGTGCAGATGGCCGCCGGCGGCGAGATCATCGAGCACAACGGCCGCCGCCTGCCGCTGCCGGCCGGGATCACCGAAGACATGCTGGAGAAGCGCCTGCGCGCGGTGTCTGTGATCGAGATCGCGCAGCAGTCGATGCCGCGGCCGGCAGCGGCCGGCGCCCTCGTTGACCTCGGAACGGCCACGGTGCGCGCGGCTGGCGTGCAGGTTCCGGTGCGCGACTTCATCGCCAAGCTGCCAGGCGCCGAACTGGTCTACGCCGGGCCCGGCCAATACAACGTGCTGGTAGGCGGCCGGCCGGTGCTGGACAGCGAAGGCCGCCGGCGCATCACGATCCGGGTGCAGTGATGCTCGGCGAACTCCATCAGGCCGGCACCGATCGAGCGCTTGACACGCTGGCGATGCGTCCGCCCGAGCCGGCGCAACCACCGAAACCCAGCTTCTGGGGCGGCCTGCTCGGCGCCGTGCGGCTGCAACCGCCTGGCCTGGTCGGCGAGCCAGGCGTGCAGGCCGGTGCTGCCGAGATGGCCGCCGGCGGCGTCGAGCTTGGCGTCGGGCTGTACCGCCGCCTGACTGGGCCGCAGGACTTTGATACGCGCAACCCGGTATCAGAGCGGCTACGCGAGTTTTCTACCCGCCTGCGCCCAGATCCAGCGACCGCTGGCCTGGCCGAGCGCGTGACGTACGACCTGGAACGCGTGCTGACGAAGGCCGGCGCGTACACCGCGGCCGCCGGGCCGGTGGGCGCCGCGGCGCTGCTGTCGGTCGATGAAGCGCTGACGGTGAGCGCCGATCTGCGCGGCAAGGTCGATGAGACGACGCGCTCGAAAGTGGCTGCCGTGACCGGGCTGGCGACTGGCATCGGAACTCTCCTACCTGTTTTCGGCGGCACGGTGGCCCGCACGCTCGGGCTGTACGCGCTCGGCGGGCCTGGCGCCTTCGTGGCGCAGCAGGCGGCGACGCGCGAGATTCTGCGCAGCGCTGACTACGGCGCGCTGGCCGCGCAGTACGACCCGCTCGACCCGTACGGGCTGCCGCTGGCGTTCCTGCTGCCGACGCCGTTCGTCGCCGCTGGGCTGCGGGCGAACTTGCGCGGCGCGCCGGGCCGCGTCGAGCCGACGCTCACCGCCGAGCAGACAGACGCCGTGATGGCGCACAACCTGACTCTGATGCGCGACGTGCACGAAGCGACGCCGCCCGCGGTGATGGCGGCCGAAATGATGCGCGGCCCGGTAACTGGAAACGCGAACTTCCGCGCGTGGTTCGGTGCCAGCAAGGTAGTGGACGAGCAGGGTGCACCGCTGGTGGTCTACCACGGCACGTCTCGCGACTTCGATGCATTCGACACCGCCGCGCAGCGCTCAATTCAAGCCGACAGCTCGGCGGCTGGCCTGTACTTCACACGACACCCGGAAGACGCCAGCGGGTACGCCACTGGCCGCACTGGGCGCGAAGGCGCCAATGTCGTGCCTGTGTACGTGAGTCTCAAGAACCCGTTTATCTGGCCAGCAGACGACATTTCGCCTTCCCTTATCACAGCCGCCAAACGAGCAGAGTTAGAGGCCAAAGGGTACGACGGCATCATTTACCGCGGTGGCGATGAGATCGTTGCATTCCGTCCTGAGCAAGTGAAATCCGCCATCGGCAACAGCGGACTTTTCGACCCTGCCAGCGGAAGCCTGACAGACGCACCAGATCAAACGGAGGGCGTTCAAACCGGGGCGGCCGATGTCTCGGCAGTGCCGCTGCCGGCGAAGGCTCCTGGAGGCCCGGCTGCTGGCGTGGTGCGCATGTACCACGGTGGAGAACCAGGAGATGCCACCGGCCCGCTGTGGTTCACGTCTGACTTGCGCAACGCGAAAGGATGGGCAAAGTCTAGCCGAATCTGGTACGTCGATGTTCCGAAAGGTCATGCAGCACTTGGTGGTGACCCGGAATTCGGCGTCTTGCCCCCTCAAAACATCGAGTTGCCTGCCGACATCGCCGTCCGCAGGCAAGTCCTAGACGCCAAGCCAGGCTTGCTGTCGGCACTCGAAACCGCCGCCGCACTGCTGAAGGGTCGCGACCCGGCGCAGGTGCTGGCCGAGCTGCAAGCCAAGGGCGATGTGCCGCCGTTGCTGAACAACGCCATTGTGGCAATGGTCGAGGCCGGCGGACGTCCGGCGCGGCTGGCGGCGACGGTTGCTCACTTTGAAGCCGCGGCCAAGGCGGCGCCCGACCGCCCGGCTGCCGACCTGCTGGCTGACGCGGTGGAGCGCGTGCGCGCCGGCGAGCCGGTGCCGGACGACAAGCCGCAGGCGAAGGGCGGCGTCGAAGGCGATGCGCTGCTCGAATCGCTGCGCGCGCGCGTCGCGCTGGTCGAGACGACGGCGCCCGAGATGATCGTGCGGCGCGACGAGACTGGCACCGCGACGGCTGCCGATGAGCTGGCCCGAGCCCGCAAGGAAGCTGCGGAAGGCACTGCTGACGAGCTTGGCGCCGCCGACGCGGATCTGGTGCGCATCGCGGCGGACTGCATGCTGTCTACGGGGGGCCGATGAGCTGCAATGCCGCCAGTCCGACGACAGCGCCGGCGACGATTGTCCACTTGATGATGCGCCACCAGTCGCGGAGGTATCGCGTGGCCTGCCGCGCGTTACCGGTTGCCATCAGCCCCCACAGCCACACCCAGCCGAGCATCACTGCGACGCAGCCGGCGAAGATGAAAGCCTGACGCATGTCGCCCAAATGTATCCAGCAACTCACCGCCGCGGCAGGTAAACCGTTGTCGGCTGGGAAGTTGCGGGCGATCGAGTCCGCGCTGGACAGCAAGATGCGCGAACTGGCGCGCCGCGACCGCACTCGCTGGCAAGGCCTGACGCGCGACCAGCGCCTGGCTGAAGCCGCCGCCGCCGCGATGAAGGACGTGCAGGCCGCCGCGGCGCGCCGCGAGTACAACGCGACGTTGCAGGTGCTGCGCACCGCCGAGACAGACGAGCGCGTGCGTGCCGCCATGGCACTCAACGACCTGACGCGCTCGCAGGGCTTCATCCGCGACATGGACTTGACCAGCCAGAACGCAGATGCGATCCGCAACGAGGCAACAGGCCACCTTGGCGACCTGATCGACGCGGCGGAATCGAAGGCCGGCACCGGCCCGCTGCGCAATCTCGGCATGCGCATGTTCGATCTCGACAACCCGCGGATGACGGCGGACATCGTGCGCGAGGTGTTCAGGAACGCCGATGGTTCCACGGGAAACGCCGCCGCGAAGGCTGGCGCGCGCGCCTGGCTCGACGTCATCGAGGGCCTGCGGGTGCGCTTCAACGCTGCCGGCGGTGACATCGGCAAACTCGGCTACGGCTACCTGACGCAGGCTCATGACGCGGTGCGCGTGTTCGAGGCTGGTGCCGTGCGCTGGGCAGACACGGTGCTGCCGCTGCTCGACCGCAACCAGTACGTGCGCACGGACGGCGCGCTGATGACACCTGCTGAGGTGCGGCAACTGCTCACCGCGGCGCACGAGACGCTCTCGACCGGTGGGGCGAACAAGCGCGAGCTGGGCGCCTTCGCCGGCACCGGCGCGCGCGCGAACCGCGGCATGGATCATCGCGTGCTGCACTTCCGCGACGGCGACGCCTGGATGGCCTACATGAGAGAGTTCGGGCAGGGCTCGCTCTACGATGCCATGCTCGGCCACATCGCCAACATGGCCCGCGGCATCGCGTTGGTCGAGCGCATGGGGCCGAACCCGCAACAGCAGTTCCGCGTGCAAAACGACTTGGCGCAACGCGCCGATGGCGTTGGCACGTTCAAGAACCGCGCTGCCGGCAACACGCCGCAGGACAACTGGAACGTTGTCAGCGGCGTCTCCGGCATGCCGGAGAACCGGCTGATAGCGCAAGTCGGGCAGGACGCGCGCAACGTGCAGACTGCGGCCAAGCTCGGCGGCGCGGTGCTGTCGGCGTTTACGGACGTGGCAACGATCGCCGCGGATGTGCACTTCAACAAGCTGCCGTACTTCGCCATGCTGGCGAACATCGGCCGGCAGTTCGACGGCCAGACACGCGAGTTTCTGCGCGCGCACGGAGTGATGGCGGAAAACCTGACCTCTACGCTCAACCGCTGGACGGGCGACAACCTCACGCACAGCTTGACAGGGCGCGTCGCCGGCGCGGTGATGAAGCTATCGCTGATGAACGCCTGGACTGACGGCCTGCGGTCGGCGTTCGCGCAGACCATGATGGGCGGGCTGGCGCGGATGGCGCGCAAGGATTGGGCGAAGCTCTCTCCGTGGGATCGCTATCTGCTTGAGCGCAAGGGCATCACCGATGCGGACTGGCAGATCATCAGCAAGGCTGTACCTGATCGCCACAAGGGCGGCGACTACCTGACGGCCGATGGTGTGCGCGCAACCGGGATCGACGGCGCCGAGCAAGCGGCAACCAAGGTGCTCGCCTTCGTGATCGACGAGGCGCAGTTCGCAGTCGTGAATCCTGACGTGGCAACGCGCGCCATCGTCACCGGCGGCGGCATGCCACGCGGCACGATCAAGGGCGAGGCGATGCGCTCGTTCGCGCAGTTCAAGAGCTTCCCTATCGCGATGATGACGCGGCACTGGCGGCGGATCATGGAAACGCCGCAGGGGCTGGAAGGCGCGCCGCTGTTGTTCAGTGGCTTCCTCGGCGATACGGGTACCAAGTTCGCCGCCTTCGCCGCGCTGAACGTGTCGATGATGATGCTCGGCGCGATCGTGTTGCAGAACAAGGCGCTGGTGCAGTTCAAAGACCCGTACGACATGACGGAAGGCAAGTTTTGGATGCGCGCGCTCGCGCAGGGCGGCGGCATGGGCTACCTGGGCGACCTCATCTTCAAAGACCCGACCGAGAACCGCGGCAGCACAGCCGAGCAGGTTGTCGGTACGGTGCTCGGGCCGGTAGCAGGCAGCGTGGCCGGTGTCGCCGGTGATCTGGTGGTGACGAACGCTTGGCAGGCCGCCAAGGGCAAGGAAACCGACCTCGGCGCGGAGGCGCTGCGCTGGGGCAACTCGCAACTGCCTGGACAATCTGTGTGGTGGGCGCGCGGCTTGTGGGAAACATGGTTTCTGCACTCCGCGCAGGAAGCGCTGAATCCAGGCTACCTGGCGCGAATGAAAGCGCGCGCGCAACGAGATTGGGGACAGAAACGCTGGTGGGAGACCGGAGAACCATTGCCTGAACGCATGCCTGACTTCGAACGAATCACAGGAGAGTGACAATCGGACAGTTGGTGTAGCTCAGAATCTAGATAGAGCACTGGAGCCCGCAAGGGTGCTTAGAGGTCGGCGGGGATGGACAGTCCCGCCCACCAACTTTCTGGAGTAGCGCAATGAGACCAGACCAGTACCTGAAACTTCAGGCTCTCGAAGAGAAGATGCTCGACTTGTTTCTCGTCGAAGCAGAGCCGGATAACTGGCCCGGCCATGGTGTGAAGCCGTCCGCGATGGAACCGCAGATGCGAGGCGATCGCTACTGGTCGAAGAAGAACGCCGCGGCGATCGGCATCCTCGCAAACCGCGTCTCTTGCATGATCGGCAACGCTCAGGCGTATGGCAGGACTGCGCCATCTGGCACTGCCGATGACGAGAAGCAGTTGGATGCCGATTACGCCAAAGCCGAGCGCGAAGCCAGCAAGCTACTCGATGAGATGAAGACCGGCGAGCGCAAGAAGGCGTTCGACCGCAGGGTGCATACCAAGGCACACGGCAAGGTGGATGGACGCGCCTCGTGATGCCTCGTTCCTGACATTCTTCATTCTCTGGGCGAGATTGCAGGGCTGGAAGATTCCGCCGCTGCATGTGCGCATCTGCCATTGGCTCGACACATGCGCAGACCGCGTGCGCGTGCTGTTGGTGTTTCGCGGCGCAGCGAAGTCGACCATCTACGCGGTCTACAAGGCGTACAAGCTCTACCGCTCGCGCTCGCACCGATCGCTGATCTACGCGGCTGATGACAAGCTGGCCGGCAAGCTCACGCGCGACACGCTGAACGTTCTGCGCCGCCACCCACTGACCGGTGGGATGGTGCCGCGCCACACCGGGGCGATGTCGTTCTGGGTGCACGGTGCGACCGACGCGCGCAACCCGAGCATGGAGGCGGTAGGGGTCAACTCCAACGCTACCGGGTCACGCGCAGATGACGCCGACTTCGACGACATAGAGGTGCCGAAGAACATCAAGACGGCCGAAGCGCGGCTAAACCTGCGCCAGAAGATCGAAGAGGCGACGCACATCCTCGTCCCTGGCTGGCAGAAGACGTTCGTCGGCACGCCGCACACCCATGCCACGATCTACAACGAGCAGATAGAAGGTGGCGCCGCGGTGCTCAAGATCCCACTCTTCGAGCACGTGCGGCGCTACACCGATGGCATTGATACGCGCATGCGATTCCGATTTGACTTCGAAGCGGCCGAAGACGGGCTGTACGTGATCGCCGGCATCGGCAAGCCGGCGCGCATCATGGTCGATGGCATCGACTACCGCGTTGAGGGGCACGAAGTTGTGTTCGATACGCCGCCTGACGTGGTGCTGGACATCTGTGCCGGCTGCGCCTGGCCGGATCGGTTCACGCGCGAAGAGATCGAGGTCAAGCGCAAGGAGACGCGCACGCTCAACGCCTGGGACTCGCAGTATCAGCTTGAGGCAAAGCCGATCGAGGATGTTCGGCTAGATCCGGAGCGAATGATCCCGTACCTGGTGGAGCCCGAGATTCGGCTGGCGAACCGGCGCATCGCGATGTATCTCGGAAGCGTGCAGGTCGTCGGCGCCGTGGCGTATTGGGACTGCTCGCTCGGCAAGGTCAAGTCGGACGCATCGGCATTCACGGTGCTTTTCACCGACGAGCGCGGGAACCTGTATTGGCATGTGGCTGCCGGCTTGGTCGGCGAGCTGGACGTGCTCGACACCGATGGTCGGCTGTGCGGTGGCCAGTGTTACCAGATTCTGGAGCTGGTGCTGAAGTACCAGCTCCCTTGCGTGACCGTAGAAACCAACGGCCCGGGTGGTTTCGTTCCGCCGATCCTCCGCCGCGCGATGGCCGGCACTGGCTGCGCTGTGCGCGAGGAATTTTCGACCACCAACAAGCAGGCTCGCATCCTCGATGCATTCGAGCCGGCGCTGTCTTCGCGCTTCCTGTGGGCACACGAATCCGTGCTCGACGGCCCTGTGTGGGATCAGATGCGCGACTTCAACCCGGCGTCACGGAACCAGCCAGATGACTACCTGGACTCGGGCGCCGGGGCTATCCGCTGCACCCCGGTACGCATCGGCAAGGTCATCGAGCAGGCGAACGGCAAGAATTCTCCGGCAGGGCCGCGCAAGGATTGGGCGCCGCACTCTGGCGTCCATGACGTGTCGTTGGAGGACGTTTAGGCGTCGGCCCAGCGTGAGCCGGCGCGCACCCCGCGCAAAGAGGCTCACGGATGACGGTCGCGCTCCAGACCACATTGACAACGCACACCGGCAACGGTGTGACGCTGAGCTTCGGGTACGCCTGGCATCTGCCTGCCAACGGCGACATGGTCGTGCAGGTCGATGGCTTGGCCAAGACGCTGAACGTTGACTACACAGTCTTGGGTGCCGGGGCCACCGGCGGCGGGTTGGTGATCTTCACCGTCGCGCCGATCAACGGCGCCGTGGTGACTCTGTTCCGCAATACCCAGCTCAAGCGAGACACCGACTACCAGACCGCTGGCGACTTCCAGGCGGCGGTGGTTAACAAAGACTTCGACCGCGCTTGGCTGGCGCTGCAAGACTTCGAGAGCGGCGGCAAGGGCAGCGCGACGACGCTGCGCGCGCCGAACGGGGAACTGATCGACGTGCTGCCGGCAAAGGCCGGGCGCAAGGGAACGTTTCTCTTCTTCAACGACCTCGGCCAGCCGACGACAGTTCTGGCTGGCGTGCCGACGCCATTCGGGATCAGGCTCTACGAATACACCGCGACTGCCGGCCAGACAACTTTCAGCGTTCCATCCGGCTATGTCGTCGGGTTGATTCAAGTCAATCTCAACGGCATCGAACTCGCGGCGACGGACTATGTGGCGACGAATGGCACATCCGTCGTGCTCAACATCGGCGCGACGCTCGACGACGACGTGAAGATTTGGGCCTTCTTGACGTTCAGCGTGCCTTCGATCGAAGCGAACCTGGCGAACGTTTTCGACGCCACTGAGGGGGCTGGAAGAATAGGGCTAGATCCGGCGCTTGCTTACGGCGCAGGTACGGTCGGCGCACATCTGGCCATTCCGGCCAGGCGCATCCCTGCGGAAGTAACGGCCGGGGTCACGCCCTCGTTCTACTTTTACCTCCCGACTCCGGCATACGACCTACGCCGCTGCGGCTGCACGCTTGACGGCGTGACCGATGACACCGCGGCGATAAACCGGGTGCTGTCTGTCATCTCCGCGCAAGGCGGCGGCGACATCGTGCACTCGCCAGGAACGCTGCGGATCACGGCGACGCTCGCGGCTGGCGTGCTACCGGCAAACCTGACCTGGACTGGCTGTGGGCGCGAGGTGTCGAAAGTCAAGGTCGATGCCGCAGTCGTTGGGCTGACCCGCTTCTTTGCGAACCATTCGCAGATCAATGCGTTCAATCTCAACGTGCGCGGCATCGGGTTCTTCGGCTCGACTGTTGCTGTCGGGGGGATGTATTTCACCTACGCCGACTGGCTTCAACTGGACGGCGTCGGCTTCGAAGATTTCACCGCTGCGACTGGCCACGGGCTCCGTATTGGGAACGTTTTCAGATGGGGAGTGAAACGCTGCCATTTCGAGAACATCAAGGCATACGGGGTACGCGCCGACGCAATCGGCGGCATCGGCTGCAACCACGGCGAGATCACCGGCAAGGGTGAGTTCATTGGCAACAACCAAACTACGTTCGTCGGTATCCACCTGGAATCCAGCCAGCAGATCGAGATCAGCGGGCAGGACATGGAAGGATCTTCGAACGGGCTGCGCGCGATCGAGTTCTCAGGCGGCGACGGCACGCACATCCACGACAACTACATCGAGCAGTGGCTCGGACGCTGCATCAGTTCGGTGTCTGGCCCGGCTTGCTCGCGCGTCGTGATCGAAAACAACCTGCTCGCCGGCGCAGCGCCGGTCATCAGTTGCGCGAACGTCGACAACGTCAATTCGAGGTGGACTGTTCGGCACAACCGATTCCCGGACTCTGGCGCCGCGGCGGTGCTGATTACGCAGGGCACGACCACCGACTTTGTGGAGCACGACAACGACGTGGACGTGTCGAACATGACCGCCACCTACGTCGTATCCGACAAGGATGTAACCCGGCACAGCGGCACGTTCACAGCGACGCTGACCGGTTGCACGACATCGCCGACCGTCGCCGTGCAATTCGAGCGCATCGGCCGAAAGGTGGTGTTGCGCATCCCAGCGCTGGCCGCGACCAGCAACACGACCGCATGCACGCTGACAGGCATGCCGACGCGGCTGCAACCGGCCATCGCACAAGTCGTGTGGGGTCGCTACACCGACAACGGGATCGACGCGGTTGGCATGGTTTCGATCAGCGCGGGCGGCATCCTGACTTTGGTCAATCAGGCCGGCGTTTCAACGTTCTTCACGGCTACCGGTACGAAGGGCGTTCCAACGTTCACGACCGAGTACCTGCTCGACTGAGCGGCATCACAGCTATGAGCAAGTCAAGACAACTGGCCGACATGGTCAACACTGACGCAGCCGGCCAGCGCAACTATTGGGGCTCAGTGGCAAACGAGGCAGCGATGCTCGCGCTGTCAAGTGCCGAGCGCGGAGACTGGTGCAAGCGAGCAGACCTCGCCGGCGCGGCGTACGAGCTCACCGCGTTGCCTCCATCGACCTTGGGCAATTGGGTCGAATCTGGTGGCGGCGGCACGCCAGCCGACGCAACGACAAGCACGAAGGGCATCGTGCAGCTCACCGGCGGCCTGGCCGGCACGGCGACGGCGCCGACGGCGCTCGGCTACGCGAACACCGCGGCACTGCAAGCTGTCATCGACGGCATCAATGCGGCGATC